CCCATTTTACATATTCCCCTTAGATGGAATATAGGTAGACCCAAAGATGATTCCTATTCTTTTGATAGGATTGATTCTTCTTCGGGATATTCTCTAGCAAATTTACAAATTATTTCTTGGAAAGCAAATAGATCTAAAAATAATTTAACAGAAGATGAAATACGAAAGTTTTGCGTATTCTATAAAGAATAGGTGGATTGTTTTAATTGAATCAACTCTAACGTTAAGGAATCCAATAATTTCGGCAATGTTTCTGATGATGAACCCTCTAAAAACGTATAATGAGAAGAACCTTTAAGTTCTTGCTTAATATTACATTCATAGATTTTATTGAAAGTTTTTTGGCATTTCTCAACAATAGAGAATGCTGGGTATACCTTACAACTAGTGCCAACTATTATCATATGTGAGCAACCATTAGCCAATTTCAAAGCGGGACTAATATTAGATACAGACAATTCTTCGTTGAACCAAACTATATTTGGTCTTAGATTTTCATTACATTTTGGACATTTAGGTATTTCTATATGCTTCCAGTATTCTTGACTATGGTCAATGAAATCACATGATGAACATTTTACGTCATATAAATTACCATGTAACTCTATTACATTTTGATTTTTGGCTTCAGTGTGTAGTCTATCTACATTTTGAGTAACAACATGAATGCTATATTCAGAATCTTTCATATCTTCTTGAAATTTAGTAATAGCAATATGGGCGGCATTTGGTTTTATATTGATTAGTTCATCATGCCTAGATTTATAAAAATCCCAAACTAATTGTGGGTCTTTTTTGAACCCTTTAGGTGTAGCTACGTCTTCTATTTTATGGTTTTCCCATAAACCATCCGATTCTCTAAATGTAGAGATTCCAGAATCTTTGGATATTCCCGCTCCAGTAAATATTATTATATTTTTCATAAAGTTAAAGTGAGGGTGGAATTCTTAATGTCATTGTTGATAGATCCAATATCAATAAACTTAACAACTTCATTTTCTATTACCCACGATAAAAATTTATTATTGCTTTCTAAAACCCCAGAATTCATAGAAAATATTTGTGGCAATGTAATTAATCGGTTATATATCAATTCATTAAATTTAGGATCGCTCAATTTTTCATGTATGAACCAATACTTAGCAATATATCTTAAAATATCATCAGTTAGTACGTCAAAATAAGGCAAAACTTTTATAGATTTTTCGATAGAAAATCCATTAATAACTACATAAGAATCATCCATAATTTATTTTAATAGGTTCTTTTTAGATAATATCATATGTTTATTATCAAAACTATGATTTTTGTCGTCACCAAAATATGAATCTAAATGTGTATCAATATTTTCTGGATTCGTTGTATGTAATTTATTCCCGTCATGATAGTATACATGATGGCCGTCCTCCAACGCCTTATGTGTCAATCTATCCACATGTTTTTACCCTGATTAAATTGCTCCTCGGATGTTTTTAATGGATATTTACTTTTTTGGAAATGATCATAAACCAAATTAGTAACAAAATATTTAGGCAAATTTCCTTGCCGAACTCTATCATGCTCCCGCTCTTCTTCATGTTTAAATGGCAATTCTTTAGTTGGTTCTTTTAGTTCAATTATAGATTTATGTAAAGTTTCTTTAGTATCATGATTATTAGTATTGTAGTGAGTAGTATTTCCATCTATTTTTTTATGTACATTTATATCATTATTTCCGGTGTGGAATGGGTATAATTCATTGTTTTTGGAATCTTCATAATGTGCGGATCTGTGTCTAGGAGTACTGCTAAGAAAAGAATAGGGTTTTCCTATATTTCTTGCCATTTCTCCTATAAATTGTGTAAATGTTTTCATTTTATTTCCAAAATTTTATTAAAGGATTGTTCGTTATTAATGTCTTTATATGTACCTAATGTCAATGATGTAAAAGTTTTATCTACGCATTTCCATTTAACATACATATTATTGTTCGGATAAATACCTAAACTCCCACACCACCAAAAAGATTTACTAAACGATTCATACAATAAGCTATTAAAATATGAATCTTGTAATGAAGAATCTTTAAACACATTATCTCTTAGTTCATAAAGAAAATCTTCTGTAAAAATATCAATACTTGGTAATAATTCTACTGCTTCTTCTACTGATAGTTTATATATCATATAGTAGTTTAATGGTCACACAATGGTTTTAGTGGCAAAACCGGATAAATGGAATCATTGATAACCGTATAAGATAATTTTTTCAATACAATTCCTTCTGGATACCTAAATAGTATATCGGAGGCGATTATTGGATCGCCTGATGAATTAAATTTAACACCTGAGATATTGTAACCAATACAATTATCAATTGATGAATTTTGATACTCGCCATCCAACGCTTTCTTTACTAAGATAACAGCACTTTCTAAAACATCTTGTCGCGCTAAATTTTGAAAGTTCAATTCCTTTCTCCTAATTGTAGGTATTTTCCATCAAATGGACATAAACTATAATTCATAAAATAAATATTTTTGGTTATTTGTTCGGTTTCTTTGGGTAACTCCAAAGCAACAAACTTTGATAAAGAACGCCTTTTTCCTTCTTGGAGAATTTTAATATTGGTATCAGATGGCAATGTTTGAAGGTAGGATATAAATTCAGATGCTGTAGTCATTTTAATCCAACATTTGAGTTATAATTCTCATTGCCTGACCGCCATCATATAATCCAGTATAATGTGATTTCAAGTAAGCCATAATGCTACCTTTCTGTTTTTGTGATTTGTCTTCTAAAGCATCAACTGCAACACTAATAATTTTAACTAATTCCGATTCCTTCAACATCGTTGGAAGAAATTTATTTAAAATTACAATTTCATTAACTGCTTTTGTGGATAATATATCATCACCAGAAGCTTGCCTAACAATAGCAGATTCAATAATTGTCTCTGCCCCTGCTTTAAATTTCTTTATAACTGAGATACATTCCCCATTAGTAGAATCTCTATTGCCTTTATTCTTACCTACCATAGCGCATTCTGAATAAAGAGTAACCAGAAATGAAGCGTGTTCCGTTCTTTCTTTTCTAGCCAAAACAGATGCTTGTTTTAATTTTTCTAATAGAGCCATTTTATTTCCGTTATTGTTTGAAGATATATTAGATCATAAACGTAAAGCAGCCATATAGACTGCTTACGCTCAATAAAACATTATTGATGCTTTGATAAACATCAAATATAAACTCTCTAAGATTCTTTCTTTTTTGGTCTGCCGCGACTTTTTTTTAAACCACAAATCGGTTCCTCTTCTGAAATCGTCGGAACCTCTAACGACTTTGGGGGTTCTACTTTTACAACCTCCGTTTTTACTTGTTTGCTCATATATTCTTGGCGGTCTAAATAGTCGGGCCACGGGAAGAACCCAGCATCAACTACTTTATCTAATGTTATATTTGGATACACTGTATGTAGGGTTTGATCTTTAATCAAAAGCATTAGATCAACCTCTGTTTCATGGATTGTCTCTAATAATTGAATATACAATTGCTCTCGTTTTAGATTACTCAAATCTGCCCTAATAAATTTATCAAACCGTTGTGCTTCATAATCAAATTGAGGCATGTTATTGTCTGTCAATTGATTTTTAATCTTGTATGGTGGTTGTCCATCTGGTAATAAGAATTTGCCTTTAGGGATAAGAGCGTAACCCAAAACATTTTTCATTGAACTATCAGTATTATATTGCTTCAATGCTTCTACTACATTATCAGAATCATTTATTATTTTCAATAATTCCGGAATCTTTTTTCTTCTTTCGGTCATAGTATAATTGCTCGTTTGTTCATTTGTAATTTACTATATAGTTAAAATTCTTCTATCTGGTTTACTAGCAATTTACACTCATTATTGATTAAGTATTTGAAAATCTTTCCTTGTGATCCCGTTACTTCGTGAGTTTCAAATGCGGAAATAATATTATCTGAAATTTCTTGGGGTATTTTTTCAAATGATATTAGAGTTTCGTTTCTATGCCAGTTTCTAATTTCGCTATCATTACTACATTCCAAAATACCTTTGGATATAAATTCAGCCAGCCTTGACTTTTTCATAGGTGTCTGTCTAATTTTATCAACAAAGCAATTATCGCTAGATAACACGTTCATTATTGAATCAGAAACATCTCCAGTGGCAATATGTTCATTTATAAATTCTTTGACGTTCTTTGGGCGTTCTACGAACTTCTTCTGCATAGGGCTGAATTGTTTTACATTATGATATTGATGTAATTGGCGGAAATCTTTATCGCTTGAAATAATCATCAATCGTTTAGATTCTTCAATGATACCTTCTTGCATCAAATCATTATCTTGACTCCATTTTGCCAATACTGCTATTATATCATCTGCTTCGCATTTATCTACAGTTAAAACTTTATATGGAAAATTATCAATTAAATCTTGTTTTAATTCATCCATACAACTAAAGATGAACTTCCAATCCAAATCTGATTTATCTCTATTTACTTTACGACTTGATTTATAATTGGGAAATGCATCTCTACGCCAATATTTTTTTGAATCACAACAGATTACTATTTGTCCATATTCGCGACCAAATTTCTTCTTGTTAGATAAGATACTAGAAAGAATAGCATGTCTAATGATTCCCCTATTTTGTTCGTTATCGCCAACAGCGATATCCTTAGAGAAAATCATTATTGCAGCAAGAGAAACCTGCGAATAATCCACTAAAATCATTATATTTTTCCTTTATTTAAATACTTTAAGAATTATTTCATTTATGTTAGTTCTACCATTTGGTACTCTGGGTTTAGTTCTTATGGCATTAAACCGTGCTGCTATTTGTTTTTTATTCAATATTTTCAAATCAGCAAGAATATCAATAGATTTGATTAGTTTTACCCCTGATGATTCAACATCATAACCTATAATAGTTGTCCCTTTTACTGACAAAGATCCATCTTTGGCTGCTTCATAAAAAGACAATAATCGTTTTGTAGTATCATATAATATCATAGTGGAACTGCCAATAATCTTTACAGGATTCTCAGAAGTCAATGATAATTCTTCAAATTTAGGTAAGTATTTCATTTTACTGACTAATACAGAGGGCGCTTTTGGTTTTACTGTTTTTGGGGTCTTTGCTGAAATAACTTGTTGGGTACAAGATGCTACTAAATTCTTCATCAATTGTAGAAATCTTTTTACTTGAATAGTTTTTACATTGGAATAAGAATCATTAAGTTGTTCACAATCGCTGCCTAAAACTTCTTCTAATTCTTGAATCAAATTTTTATAAACAGCAGGAACTTGTTTTGCTACTTGCCCATTTAACACTTTTGGGGAATGTTTGAATGTAAAGACTTTGGGGTAATTATCTGAAATATATTGATCTATTTCACCATCAATATCAGAAATGAAATCATCTAATAATATTTTATTTTTGTCTTGTTTGGGTACTACTTTTTTTGAAACAGTGACTTTCACTACTGGAACATTAGCGATATCTATCAGTTCTTTGATTTTCTTGTCAATATAATCTAATTCTTTATCGTCTAAGAAATTGTCAGTTTCTTTTAATCTGATCAAGGCTCCAACCTGCATAAAATAGTGGTCATCAAGTTTTTCTAACGATTTTTTTATTGACAAATCAATAATTGATTGGAGTGCCCATACTTGTTTTTCTTTATTAGAAATAAAGACATTATACCAGTTCATGGCTTGTATCAAAGATACTTTATAATCAATTGGATTAATTGTGGGTTCTTCAGAACCTTTGAATAATTGATCTATCTTCTGTCTACGCTCTTTGATCTTTTGATTCGCATCCTTCTTTACCGCCATCGCATTTTCGTTCTTTTTTACTGCTGCCATAATAATGTTCTCTTCACAATTTAGTATAAATCATTATAGTATAAATGTAATACAATGTCAAGGTTTAATTCTAAAAAAAAGGATTCATGTAGTAATACCATGAATCCTTTATGATAATCAATTCAAAACAAGATTTTATTCTGGTGTACCGAAGATATTTTCAAATAGAAATTCAAATTCTTCTTGTTCTTGGGTCACTGTAGAATAATTTTGTTTGTGATGCGCCTTAGCCATTTTATTTAGATTCTTTTTATCTATTTCAAACTCTTCAGCCAATGCGCCAATGGTATCCTTAATGAGGTCTCTTTCGGATTCTATGCGTGTAAATGAATTTGAAATCTCATCCATCATTTTTTTAATGGTTTCTTTATCTTTGGGATTACTGATGTTTACTACTGACATATTATACCTCTGGAGTGAATGAAATTACATTAGAAAGATTAAATGAACGCCAACCATTATTTTCTACATCATAAACTGAAATTGAATCTGTTGATGATGGAGTTCTTGGGGATTTAGGTGTTGAATTTTCGGATACAACTTCTTCTTTTACTGGCAAATATGAAGGCACTAAGGTACATCTCATATTCCGAACATTGCCATCTTTTTTAGTAAAAGTTACCATAGTAACTGAGGTATGGAGAGATTCTAAAATTTCTTCTTTTGTAATCATTTTATTCCTAATGTTAAATAAAAACTTGATGTTATAAGTATATACTTTTTAAATTTCAAATTCGTCCATTTCATCCCATTCTTCTTCTGATTCTTCATATTTCAGTTTAATGAGGTTATTCTGTTCGCGTTTATAATCTGTTTTTAATGTAACCGTTTTACTTCTAAATTTGGGATCCAAAAGTTCTTTATTAAGTCCCGCTTTAGTCCATTCTTGTCGTTCGTTCATCTCATTCTCTATAGTGCTAAATTATAAAAAGTGTAATCTTCTGTTTCTGTTAAATTTTTAGAGTCTTTGATATTCATCAAATAGTCCA